GCTTGTTGGAGCTCCTTCATTGCTGTCTCTATTTCGAGAAGGCACTCTACGGACAACTTCAATTTATGGAGCGGAAGCACGTTGTGATTTATGGTCCCGGTGTGCTCGATTGTCAGCTTGTCAGAATATCCACGTTTCGCGTTATAAGTTCGGTTGGCAAAGATTACCGCAAGTGGATGGCCTTCCTCCGCAAGCTTCAACAGTCCTTTCTCAAAGAAATTCCCTTTGTGCCATTCCATCTCTCTTACCAGCTGTTGGAACTTAGGATCCCGTTCTCCCCATCCCTGCAAGATGCCTAATGGTACATTGACAATACGGCACGCCTCACTCGCATTGAAGTTTGTCGCTATCATGGCATGGAGCCATAGTTGCTGTCGTACTCGTGTAGGATATCTGCCTAATAGTGTCTGGGTAAGCTCATGCCCATTCTTTTGATCGGCATTCCATTCGATCTCGTCCCACAGCTTGCGCATATCCTCTGATAGATGGTTATACACATAATCTGCATACTTCTCTGTTTTCTCCGTGTCTTTCCTTGCTAAGTCTATCGCATATCTGAGAGCCTCATGCTTTTGCACCCATCCGTTGAAGTTGGTAATATGGATATTTAGAGCACGCGCTAGCTCCATGTTACTGAGCCCTGTCTTGGCTAAGATGTATGCATCTACGGGCACTCTGTCGTTATATTTCGTGGGAGTTCCTTTAGCCATGGGATTTAGTGCTTTCCATCATTTTGCTCCACTCTTGCTCTGTGATATTCTCGGTGGGCGCTGAGCAGCAAACAAAAAGGCTGACCTCATTAAATTTACCATCGGGATGATACGGTCCGCACAAACTACCATATCCTTCTTCCTCTTCAGTGTGGCACGAAGAACAGCATTCAAAAGGCCTGATCTTTTTCAGGTCATCGCAGTACAGACAAATCATGGTAGTTCACTGCGCTTATACAACGACAGGATGTGGAAATACAATGCTAATCCTTGAGCGTGCCTAGCTCCTTGGAATACTTGAGATGGACTTGGACGTTGTTTTTCTTAACATCCATTACTATTTGCGACAGATCATTCAAGACCAGCTTCTCTCTAAGCATTTGAACCACCGCAAGCAGATCACACAGTTCAAGTTGAATCCGATCGCGGTTTGTTAAGTCCTGTCCCTTTTGGATTTCGCTGAGGCCAAACCGCAAAGCTTTTGAGCAGCGGTGGGCGACTTCATTGCACTCTTCCGCAAGGATGGTAAGGAGATGTTCAGTGGTTGTCATGTTGTAGATTCAAATCTTTTTGGTTGTTGCGTATGGCTGTTATCTTTGCATCTATGGTGTCAATTTCCTTATTTACTTGGTATTTGAACGCTGCGACAGTTAAGCCTCTCTTGCGATATAGGCGGCGCCTCCGCTTCAATAATTCAGATAGAGTTGTCATTTGAGATATTCTGTTTGATTTGTTTCATGCGCCTGCGCTGATGGTTGCGGGCTTGGGTGAGATGATATTCGCAAAGGCTCGCATAAGTTCCGTCGGGATACTGCTTGCGAGCTTTGAGGCAGCGAGGGCATTCAGGATGTCCGTCTAAGGTTACTCGCTGTTGAGGGACAGGAGGCGGCTCAACAAGGATCAATCCTCGCATCTTGAGTCGCGCACGCTCTAATGGTGTGAGAGCTTGTATCATTTGCGCAGAAAAGCTTTCTTGTTGATGCGGAATTTCTTTTTGCGCTTGGGCTTTGCTTCTTCCACAACAGCCATCTTGATTGCATCATTGTATTCTTGATGTGTCATTCCTTTAGGAAGTGTGGGATGGAATACCACAATATGTTTGGGTGTAAACAAATTGGATTCTGATTGCTCGCGCATCTTGATTTCGTCATCCAAGTAGTAGCGAGCCTTCTTAAGATCCTTGATCGAAGCGTCTTTGAGCCCTGCTCGCCACAGATATTTAATGACGTTGCCAATGTTGAAGCTATGATGGCGCACGACAGTGATGCACTCCACGCCACTTGGATGTTGGTTGTAGTGGGCGGCTTTGTTGATTTCGTCGAATTGTTTATTCATGTTACTCTTCAGTGGTTAGTTGGATTCCATTCTTGGCACAGTGGCGGAAATAGGCTCGTTCAGCAATAATCTGTGCAACGTCAGCAATGACTTTGTCCGTGTTGACCGCTACTTGCTGGATGATCGTCCTAGCCTGCTGCATTTGCTGTTCGTTTGGTTCCATTACGCTTTGTCGGCTCGCTCTTGCGCAGCCTTATCCGTGTAGGTTAGCGACGCGTAGCGTTTAGAAAGCTTGGCGATATTTGCTTCCAATGTTTGCTCGCGTGTAATTCCCAGCGAGGCGCGAAGTCCTTCCATATAGAACTCAAGGTCGCCAAGCTCCTCAATCACATTTGTGAGGTCGAGTTCTTTGCAGTAGATGGCTTGTTTCTTGATTGCGTCGATCAGCTCGCCTGCTTCGCCTACAATCCCAATAGCCATGTGGATGTTGTGTGCGCTAATAGGATTGAGTCCATCAATGATTTTCTGTCCAGGTTTAGCAAGAGCTTTGACAAGCTCTGGGTGTGTTATTTGATTTTGTTCCATAAAGTAGTCGGTAGTTGCGAGCGTAGTCACGCATGTAATTGGGATTTCGTTTGCGCCATTCGGCTCCGTATCGTTTCCAATAGGCTTTGATGTCTTTCGTTTTAGAACCCCACGGCGCTTTCATAAATTATAGTGAGCAGTTTTGCCACATGCTCAGGTGGTCCAGCTTCAACTAACAATTCCTGCGAATCGACGCGCAGGAAATTCAAGTTTGGTTTTCGTAAGTCAGTTTGAAGTTATTCTTAACGAGGAGCTCCAGCGAGGGAGCATCCGCGGCGTACTCAGTGGGGTCAGGGATGCCTGCGAGGTAGAACGCCTCTCTGCGCTCGATGCAGGTACCACAGCGCCCACAATGCAGAGGACCCCCAACATAACAACTCCAAGACTCGCGCAAGTCAACACTAAGCTCCGCAGCTCGCTTGACAATATCGGCCTTGCTCATGTGAATGAACGGACGAATAAGTTCGATCTGGCGATAAGTGCCTTTGTGGATGGCGCCTGCCATGTTGATCATGAAATCCTCACGGCAATCGGGATAGATCGCGTGGTCGCCGGCATGCGCTGCAATGACAACACCATCCGCCTCGAGGCTCTCGGCAAGGCCTGCTGCGATCGACAACATGATCCCGTTACGGAACGGAACCACCGTCTGCTTCATAACATCCGCCTCATAGTGGCCGGGAGGGATCGTACCGCCTGACATGAGCAAGTGACTCTTGAAGTAGTGGCCGATGAAGCCCAGCGGGAGCGTGTAATGCGGCAGCTTGAGCTTGTCCGCGTGCAATGCTGCAAAAGGAAGCTCTTTCGGGTTGTGCTTGCTGTTGTAATCAAAGCTAGCAACACCCACCACGTGGTAGTCGTTATGGACTGCGATGTGGTGTAGTGCTGTAACTGAATCCATTCCGCCTGAGCAGAGGACGATGACTTTTTTCATTTGATGTATATTTGAGTTGGAGAGGTTGAGCAGCACTTTCTCCCTGCGCTGTTAAATGTAATCCATAAAGGCACGAGCTTTGGAAGTGTCCGCAGAGGCGCAAGCAACTATAGACACCCCACCTCGAGCTTTCTGCGTCACTTGGACATGAACATGGTGCGCAGCGAGTGCCTTCTGAATGTCGTGCGCAATAATGGAAGCGAACTTCTCGCAGAAGTGACCCTGGTTGCGGAAGTGCTGGAGATAGAGTTTCAGACTCTTGCTCTCCACGCACAGCTCGGAAGGCTGGTATTCGATTTCCACTTTGTACCAGTCAGGTTGATTAGTGACAGGACAATTCGCAGTAACCTCGTCGCTAATGCACGTGACACGATGCACACCCTTGGGTGTTTTGAACGTATCAAATTGAGTAAAGCGAGTCACCTTGCGGCCAAGTGCTGCGGTAGAAGGCAGAGGTTGTTTTTTCATTGTCATTATATTATCGTAGAAAGAAAGAGGAGCCAGCCGGCGTCGGTAACGGCCAACCTTGCTGACGTGGAGGTCCTTTCAGCCTATAACAGCATCTACGCACGTTAGTTTGGTTAAGATTGTATTCTCGACTGGCACCATGATATTATCGCTGTGTTCATAAAAAGAGCGCCGCAGGATAATCCAATAACCTTTGGCGCTCTAGTTCCATTTGCCAACCAAGCGGATTTACGGCCTAATGGAAAATTATTCGCGGTTGTCAATGCACGCAACTGTGTGTCCGGTTCTCAGTTGGTCGAAATCATTTTGAGTGGAAGGCCACGGAGCAGGAGGGCAGTGACGACTTGAAAGGTCGTACTTATATTTGGTTTGATAGCGGAGGCGATGCTCACGGGCAAAATCAATTGCCCGTGATTGCTGTGGTGTGGGAAGCACAGGATCATCAATTACGATGAAAGCAGCCTTGCGACCTTTGATTTGAGGCGCTGATGTCGCTGCGACGTTGGTTTGTACGAGCTTTGCAGCGACAGGAGCTAGCTTTTCTGCTTCAGCAGCACGAGCCGCACGATTACGAGCTTTGTTTTCTTGTCGTTTATTGAGTTTCATTTGGATTTTTGTGGTTGTCGATTACTTTAGTTTCTGAATGAAGGCAATAGCTTCGTCCACGCGCTCTTTAGGCATGAGGTCGCGGCGCGCTACGCTTTGGGTGATGTGCATGGAATAGTTATAGCAAAGCAAGTCATCCCAGTCTTTCCCCATCTTGTCGAGGATGAGAATGCGCGACTCACCGTAGGAAGTGGAGATGGCAAAGTGCCCGTCGGAGACAGGACACTCGGGAAAGATGCGCGAGGGCACAGCGGACTTAGCTTTAGTGACTGGAGTGACATTCTTTTCCTTGGGCTTGGCGTCTGCAAAGAAATCATCATCGTCGTCTCCGAAGTCAATGAGTGGTTTGGATTTTTGGCTTTTAGGCATGGTGTATTATCGTTAGCGGTTGACTTTGCGGATGTCACGCGCTAGCTTTTGCTCGCGTGCGTACTTGTCTTTGGCGGCTTTGCGCTCTGCCATCTTTTCTCTCACTGCCTTGTTGAGGCGGCATTTCATGGCGTAGGTGTAAACGTCGATGACTGTCATTTGCTCAGCGCGGTGACCGCGAGCACGAGCAGGACGAATGCTGATGATGTCTTGGATGTCACTCCCGTTGCCGGGAATGAGCGTAACAGCGAGGCGCTTGCCGCTGTCGGGTCCGTAGAACCGTGACAGCGGAGTAAGGGCGAGCCGGTGAACTTGTTTCTTTAGTGGTGTCATTTTAGCGGTGCCTTTCTAAATAATCGTAAGCAGCATCGACAGTGGAAAACGTCTCAGCGACTTTTCCGTTCAGGATAACAACCCAACAGTGGAATTGACCTCCACGACTGTCGTAGATGACTTCTGATTTAGTGCTCATGGAGCGAGCTTTCCTTTGATGTGTTTGCAGACGAGAGTTTCGATTGTGTACTGGTTGGGAAGCAGGCCTGTCATTTCTTGGACATATTTATCGAGGCCGGCGCGGACTTGGAAACGAGCCGCTTGGTCGATGCTCGTCCATTTGATGAATTGGGAAGTGTGTTTCTTTTCGGTGCCGGGATGGACGTAACCAACGCTCTCAAAGTAGCGGTCGGTTTCAACGTCTTTGACGACGTAGAGCAGGAACTTTTTATCGGAGGGCATGTGGGTTGGATTTTAAGCAGAGGGTTTGCAGTCCCCTCTAGTTGGTTGTGGTTGAGTTAGGCGACGCGGCGGGTGGGCCATTGATTGAAAACTTTGCCGAGGCAGGAGACGTTGATGATCATTTGCGTTCTCCAAATCTGAGCGGCTCCGCAAACGGTGGGGTGGTTGACGTAGACGTGTGAGTAACCCCAAGGATTTAACCCGCCTTGATATTTGACTGACTCAACAGGCACGTTGATTTCCTTGGCGCGGGCATCAAGCTTTGCAGCGAGCTTGGCGCAGTAACCTTCCAACGCCATCTTCGCCATTTTGTTTGCAGCAGGAGTGAACTTGGCGCGGGTAGCATTCTCGTCCACTGTGCGGATATCGGGATCTTTGAAAGAGCGTGAGCATTGAACTCCTTTGCTGTGGCTCTGCATGTACTTGTGAGCAGCAACCTGCAGCATGTAGCGTTCGCGGCCCATCGAGGAACTTGGATAGGAGTATGACTTCTCCGCATCCATTCCGTCTGCGACGAGCTGCGCGACGAACTTTGAGAACTGAGCATTTAACTGACGATCGTATTCAGCGGCGAGAATTGCTTCGGTGGGAGCAAGTGCGGCGGTTACCATTTCGAGTGTCGTTTTCATTTTGGATTTTGTTTTGGTTTGATTGACTTAACTGATTACAAAAGCATAAGTCTGTAATCCAAAACCGCAAGTAAATTCTTCCACCTATACGCTATTTTATTTCACACACTAACAACGACTTACAAAACCTCCAAGTCGCTTGTCAGGAAAAGTGCTCAGGATTTACCACCTCAAAGAAGTTTGCGAGCGTAGTCCCCCAGATGTCTAGCGGTACAACTCCTGCAATCATTCCCTTGCCTTTGAACCTCACCGCAACCTTCATCCGCATGAGAGGAGTGGTGGCATAAAGTTTGCTGCCTGCTTCGCGCAACATTTGGAAAAGACTGTTGGGAAAATAAATGAACGATTTCCGTTTGTCTCTTTTAGTTATGAGGATCCAGTCAGTGTTCGCTTCCTGTGCTGCTTCGTGCGCTTGCTCAATGAACGCTTCAAACATTTGCTGTGCTGCGTGCGCAGGCTTGTCAAGCAAGTGTGTGACAGTTGAGGTGTCTCCTTTGTACCCGCATTTCAATTCAAACGTCACTTTGTCTAAAAGTTTTCTTCCTTCAGGATGCACCGCAGCAATGTCACCGTAGGCTCCAAAAGTAGACTTTCCTTTTTGGCTGCGTGTCATTGCTCGCCCTCCGCTTTGCGAGCTGCGCCAGAAATAATCGTCAGTCGCTCCTTTTGAGAACCACAGCGACAATGATCGACACAACTCCCTTTCGTAGTCTGCTCCTTTGCTCATTTTATTTCGTTCCAATGCGTGCGAATGCTCTGCGGATTGCGAAGCAAAATCTTTGATACATCAACTGGCGTGCGTTTGAGTAATATCATTTTCCGCAAGATAAGATCCTCACGAGTAGTCCAAGACTTACTATCCATTCCATATCCGTGAACAGTTAAATCCGTAACCTCCACATCTCCGGCTAGTATTTTATGGATCTGATCGTTCGCATCTTGAATCGAAACTAGTCGAGCGAACCGCTTCACTATCTCACCCACCAGCATCCCTCGAATAAAAAACCACAACAGCGTGTCCTTGTCTTCTAAGCTCCAAGGACCAAATTCAAAGTCCAAATGTATTTGTTTTTCTTTTGGCACGGTGAGAAATAGGATCTTTGTCGCGCAAGCTTTCAATGCCTAGCGTGTCGCAAACTTCACGCCAGCCCTCTTGCGAGATGCTGTCTTGTTTGAATTCAAATGTGGGAGTCCCTTTGTAAGGAAGTTGGACTAAGGATTTATTGCGACGAGCTGTTTCGCGCCCTTCTTTTCCGCAGATGGCTTTGTAGGATTTGAAATGAGCGGGGAGTGTGTTGTTGATAAACTTTATCGCGGTTTCTTCTCCCACTCCTTTGATACCCGGCACTTCGTCGGTGTCACAGCCTGCTAGAGCCCGCACACGCGCCCATTGCTCTGGTTTTACGCCCCGATCCTTGCAAAAGCCGGCGTAGGTCGTGATTTTGTGCTTCGTGGGATTGTAGAGGCTTACGTTGGAGTCAAGGAGCTGGTAGAGGTCTCCGTCTGCGCTGATGATAATGGCTTCGTCGTCTCGTGAGAGCGACTGTGTAATGCTCGCAATAATGTCGTCCGCCTCGTACCCTTCGCAGCCGCAGATATTATGATAGCCAATCTTTGGAAGGTACTGAGTGCGCAGGAGGTTGACTTGCTCGTGGAGGTGCTGCCGGATGTCTTGTTTTTCTTTGTCGTCGGGAGCATGGCGTTTCTCTTTGTAGGAAGGTAGGAGCGTGCGGCGCTTAGGTACGCCTTGGTCAAAGCAAAAAATAATGTTGTCGGTGCCAAACTGATCTTGGAATTGAGTGATGGAGCTGAGGAACCCAAAGACCACACCTGTCTTTATCGCACCGTGTGACAGCTCGCCCATCGTGTGATATAGCCTGTAGGCCAAAAAATTACAATCCAAAATTAGAAAAGTCCTGCTCATTGATAACGACTCTTACGATGGACTTCACATGCGGCTTCAATCTCTGCCCACACCTCACCGACAAGCGCACGGATGTCTTGCTCTTTGTTCTGCTTCTCAATTTGGCTGACTACTTGCTCGCGTGTGCCTTGTCCTCCTAACTCCTCAGCGTATATTTCTCCGTCTTTCACTTTCCAGTGCTTCTCCTGCACCAAGTAATCCACACACGCGCCAATGTCGTCAAATCCCACGCTGTGGTAGATGGGAATTGTCACGGAGCGATCTTTTCCCGTAAAGCGATTCTTGCGGATGCGGACTTCTGCCACGATCCCAATGTCGCGTGCCGTGCCTTTTACTGTGCGCTTCATATGCTCTTTTACGCTGCTCCACATTTCAAGCATGGCGTAGAACTTGAGCGCCTTGCCGCCGCTCCTTGTTTTCTTCTCGAAACCAAATCCCAAGTTGTCGCGCGTTTGGCTGATCACAATCAAGATGGATCCTGTGTCTTGTAGCAGTGCCACAACACTCGGAAGGTTCTGTGAATGGATGCGAGCTTTTTCCACTCCATAGCTGCCTGCGGCATCTTTTCCTTTCTCAAATGCTTCCTTCTGCTCCTCAAACTTGTCGGTGGCGGCTTTGCTCCCTAGAGCATTTTCACTATCGAGTACATAGACACAAGGCTTGTCCGCTTTGAGACAGTCAGACAAATTGTAGTAGAATTCCTCCACGGTGCGGCTGCACACAGGGTTTCCTTCTTTGTCGTAGCGAGGTGCTTGGATGCGGGCGCTGATCTTCTCGCCAAAGAACTTTTCAAACATCAGTGCGCCTCCTTCCGCATTGTCAAAAATGAGTTCGTAATCGTCGAACTTGGTGTTGATGGCAGCTTCCGCGAAGCAGGTGCCCGCCAGGACCGTCTTGCCGCTCGTGCTGTCGCCTACCACTAAGTAGAAGCCGCCTCGAGCAAATGCACCGTTAGGGCGCCCGCTGCACGCGCAATTAAGCAGCGTACTCCCCGAACTCAGCATCCCCCGGTAAGGATTAACTTTTTCAGGCTTGGCGCGCATTGCCGATTTGATATCTTGAGCTGTTGCCATAAAATAATGAGCTGCTTTGCACAGCTCTGGGAGTTCCTTGCCACTCCTAAGTAGTCACAGTTCGTTGTCGATCAATCCCAATCGTCATCCGCTGCGGCTTTTTTCTTTGCCGGCTTTTCCTCAGGCTCTTCTTCCTCTTCCACTTTCTTTTTCTTAGCGGGAGGAGCCTCTTCCTCTTCTTCTTCGTCCGCGGCAGGCTTCTTTTTGGACTTAGGCGCTTCCTCTTCGTCCCAATCCGCATCAGCTTTCTTGCGGTCAGGCTTTTCCTCTTCCTCATCCTCAACCGCAGCTTTCTTTTTCGCGGGCTTGGCATCCCAGTCGTCATCGTCATCATCGACTGCGGCCGCTTTTTTCTTTGCAGGAGGAGCCTCTTCCTCTTCTTCGTCCGCAGGAGCAGACTTGCGCTTGGGTGGCGTTGCATCCTCATCGTCATCCGCTGCGGCTTTGCGTGAGGGCTTCTCTTCGTCCGCATCAGGCGCGTCAGAGTCCTCAGCCTCGAGCAGAATCGCCCGGAGCTTATCGTAAGACAGAACTTTGAGCACGTCATCCAAGTTGAACGCTTCGTCGACGATCGAATCCTCATGCTGGCGTCCGCGTTCCTTGAAGTCAATAGAGGTGGTTTCGTAGAATGTCGCTTTGCCGTATTTCTTTTCACGGAACGTCACGACAAGCGTCATGCCGTTAGAAGGTGAATGGAATCGCTTCCACTCTTTTGTTGCTTGCTCTGAATTGATCCGCTCGTCAAGCAGATTGCCGAACAAGTGGAATGAAACATCCCAGAGCTGGATGCCGGCTTCGGGATTCTTGCGATCGAACACGTTGAAAAGCTGACGCTCCTTAGCGCCCATCTCTTTCACCACCTCCTCATCCGCTCCCTCTTGTTTGGCGAGCTTGGCACGGTATTCACAGATCGGGCAGCGTTCGCCGGCCGTCTTTTTCGGACAGACGTAAGTGCCGCCTTCGGCTCCGATACCTTTGTGGACAAAAAAGGTGCGTTCGTAGTGCAAGTCACCTTTTTCCGCATAAGGATTACCATCAGGCAGGTCCTTGCCTTTCTTAACTTCGTAGGGGATGATGTCGAGGTACATCGTGCCCGCTTTGGGCTCAAATAGCTGAGCACCTTTGGGAAGGTTAATGCTGTTGCTCGTGAACCCTCCTGTGTGATTTTTAGCGCGGTCGCTCGCATCAGTAACTCCGCGGCGTTCTCTCTCTTGTCGTGACATATGATTTATGTGGTTGGTGGTTGCTTTTTCTTTTGTTGTTCTGCGAAAAGTTGATTGGCGGCTAGGTAGCCGTAGCGGGAAAACTTCACAATGAAGTAAGCCGCGGCGGGAGACAGTATAATCAGTAAAAGTAGTTTTAAGAATTCCATATTGCTCAATCCTCGTCGTCGGCGAGTAAATCCTTGACGGTGGTTTTGCCTGCGCTGCGTGCGGCTTTCTTGTGCTCCTCGGCCATAGACTCCCGCGCATCCGCAGACGCTGAGTTCTTGGGATCAGCAAAGTATCCGCAGCGATGCAAGTCTACGAGCATAGTCAACGCTCGCTTGCGGTGCTCAATAGCTACGACAGCACCTGTCAACACATCTACCTTGTGACGAGCATTGAAATATACTGCCTGTGCTTCTTTATAGCGAGGGCGGCTAGGTATGGCAGCTTTGATATTGGCCTCGGTAGGTTTGTCCTTGAGTCCGAACT